CACTTGGAGCAGAGGGAGAAATATTTTTGCAACCCTCAAACATGATTGAAGCCGGAACCGATCAAGCCAATGTAGTAAACGCAAAAGTGCTTGACGAAATTAAAAATATTTTAAAGGAAAGGAGTTAAATTATGTCAAAATTTTGGAACTTCAAAAACATAGCGGCAACCGAAACCGCACCAGAAAGCATTGAATTGCGAATTGAGGGCGACATTGTTTCTGACGATGATGTTTGGATGTATGAAGCAATGGGAATGAAATCATCTTCTCCCAACGCTTTTAAATCCGAATTGGCACAGTATGCGGACAAAGATATTACCTTATGGATTGATTCATATGGTGGCGATGTGTTCGCGGCTGCAGGAATCTACAATGCTCTGATGGAACACAAAGGGAATGTAACTGTAAAGATTGATGGAAAGGCTATGAGCGCCGCGTCAATTATTGCAATGGCGGGGGGCACAATTCAAATGTCACCACTTGCAACCTTAATGATTCATGACCCGCTTACCTATGCACAGGGATATGCAAGCGACTTGCGAAAGACCGCCGATGTGCTTGACACGGTAAAAGAATCCATCATGAACGCTTACCAATTAAAAACCGGAAAGACTCGCGCAAAGATCAGCCAAATGATGGATGATGAAACTTATATGGATGCACGAACGGCAATCAAAAACGGTTTTGCCGACAGCATGCTATATGATAACAAAGATATTCCAGAGATTGAGAACTTTGCGTTTAGTCGAGCCGCAATAGTCAATTGTGAAAAAGATGCAATGAAACGGTTATTCGCAATCTCAAAACCGGAACCGCCAAAAGAAAATATTACACTTGCAAAAGCAAAACTAGCTTTGCAGCTTACGCTGTAAGGCTATTTTTATACACAAAATTAAAATTATGGAGGTAACACATGTTTAAATCAAAAGCAATGAACAAACTTATTGCTGACCTTGCGGCTAAAAAAACAGAGGGCACCGCTTTAATGAATAAAGAGGGCGCAACCGCAGAGGAAATTACAGCAAAGCAGAGCGAAATTTCCGCAATTCAAGCAAAGTTGACTATGCAAGAATCCATGGACAATGGCAAAGAGTTTGACAAAGACGGAGACGAAGTTAAAGACACTACCCCTGTCAACTCCCCAATTTTTGCAACTGCAAAAGATCACAAAGGCCCATTCAACAGTTTTGGAGAACAACTCCGCGCTATTGTTACATCTTCCAAACAAGGTGCTTCAACCGATAGCCGTTTGCTTGCTATCCAAAATTCATCCGGAGCAAATGAGAGCGTTCCATCCGAAGGTGGTTTCCTTGTTCAACAGGACTTTTCTACAGATATGATTCAGCTTATGCATGACAGCGCAATACTCGCACCTAAATGCCGTCAAGTAACAATAAGCGCAAATTCCAACAGAATTGCAATGAATGGCATTGACGAAACAAGCCGTGCGACTGGTTCACGTTGGGGCGGTGTTCGTGCTTATTGGGCAGATGAAGGCACTACCGTTGCGGATTCTAAACCTAAATTCAACAGAATTGAATTGGTACTCAACAAACTGATGGCTATTTACTATGCCACTGATGAACTGGTCGCGGACGCTTCTGCAATGGACTCTATTCTTACACAGGCGTTTTCCGAAGAAGTCTCATTCTTGGTTGAAGATGGCATCTTACGCGGCACAGGAGCCGGACAAATGAAAGGTATTCTTAATTCCGGTTCGCTTGTTTCTGTTGCAAAAGAAGTCAACCAGCCTGCCGACACAATTGTCTATGAAAACATTCTCAAAATGTGGAGCCATATGATTGCTTCTTCTCGTGCNAATGCNGTTTGGCTTATCAATCAAGAAGCNGANACTCAACTTTATTCAATGTATCTTTCTGTTGGTACTGCTGGAGTACCAGTTTATATGCCTGCAAACGGTATATCTGGACAGCCTTTCGGTACCTTGTTCGGTAGACCAGTTATCCCAGTGGAACAATGTTCTGCGCTTGGAGATAAAGGCGATATTATTCTTGCTGATTTGAGCCAGTACTTGATTGCTGATAAGGGCGGCGTACAAACAGCATCGTCTATGCATGTCAGATTCCTATATGACGAAATGGCATTCCGCGTTACTTACCGTGTAGATGGTCAGCCTTTACGCAATGTTCCGATCACACCATACAAGGGTGCTACTACGCTGTCCAGCTTTGTTACGCTGGATGCAAGATAATAAGGAGGGGCTAATATGAAAGGTTTTACAGTATCAGAACAGGGCCACATTGTTAACATCCTGTCTCCACAGTCCATTGCGGGGGCAGTAACGAGTGATGTTTTTTCTCTTAAAGATTATGAACACGCGACTATCATCGTAACCGCTGGCAGCACGAACGCTGACGCGGGCAACATTACGGTTGAGCAATGCGACGATTTCACTCCGAGTAACCATGCCCCGATTACGTTTGACTACTATGCAGAGGAAACCGCCGCAGGGGACACTTTGGCCGCGAAGGTGGTAGCCACAGTTGCAGGAATTGACGTGTCTGGTAACGATAACATCATCTATGCTATCGAAATCGACGCTTCACATCTTACCAACGATTACCCATGCTTGCAATTAAGATGGTCCGCTCCGGGCGGTGCTACTCTTGTTTCTGCTGTTGCGGTACTTACTGGTGCAAGATACGGCAGCTCTCAAACACCAACAGCAATTGTATAAGTGAGGGGCGGGAAACCGCCCTTTAATCTTTAAATAGGGAGGTAAATTATGTCTAATGTTGGTTCAAGATGGGTTGACGGAAACCTTGAATTTTACGATTCAGAAACCGGAACGACAATTCTAAAAATTGCAGCCGGAACCGTTCTTTCTCCGGTGACAAAACAAACTGCTGTTGCAAGCATTGCTACTGCCGATGCAGGAACTCAAACGGCGTCGTATGTGCAGGCTGACGTTCAAGCAATCGCAACACTCGCAAATGCGAACAAGGCAAAAATTAATGCGATTCTTGTAGCTTTAAGAGCGGCCGGAATCGTTGCGGAGTAGGTGATTAAATGGAGTACTTTTTGACGCTTGTAACGCCGCCACTCGTGGAACCTATAACAGCAGACGAAGCAAATAATTACATGCGCCTGGACACTCCTAGCGTGTCAGATGCAGCGTTTATCTTGGGGCTGATAAAAGCGGCGCGTAAATACTGTGAAAACTTTCAGCACCGCGCCTATATCACTCAGTCATGGGAAATGTCGTTATGTGAATTTCCATGGAGTTTCAATGATCGAATGAACAATGTTCACAATTCCGATGTGATAGAAATCCCAATGGGAAATTTACAGACGATTGACAGTGTGAAATACACGGATTCCGCGAACGTGGTTCATACGCTGATGGCTAACACTGATTACATCGTTTCGGCACGCGGAATTTTAGGCCGACTATCACCGGTGTTCAGCGGTATATGGCCTACAAGCGCGTTAGCACCGCTTGATTCTGTGGTAATCAAGTTTACTTGCGGTTACGGTTTAACGTCTGCTACGGTTCCAGAGACAGCGAAACAGGCCATGTACATGCTGATTGAATACTGGAACAACAATCGTGAAGCCGCAAGCCAATATGTACCAAAAGAAATTGAGTTTTCGGTTAAGGCTTTGCTGACGATGGACAAGATTTCTATTTTGTAGGGGGTGAACAAATGCAAAGCGATAAAAATGCAACCAGCGGAGCAATGTATAACACTGCTGGAAATATCATAAATGAAGCGGATGCACTGGTAAACATAAAAACCGGAATATCTGCACGTAGATGTGAAACTGTTGAAGAAGCGGCGTGCAATGATGGTGTATTATACACCGGTGCTATTCCGGTTACGGCCTTGACAGCGGGGCAGACAATTAAATCTACGTTCAAAACTCCTGCTAACAAAATGGTAGTTTTTAAGCCGATTCTTGTCAAAGCGTTGACCGGAGATTTAGCGGTTATACTTTATGAAGGTTCAAGTGGAGTTAGCGGCGGTACTACTTACCCGGCAACTAATCGTAACCGACAAAGTGCAAATACAAGTGAATCAA